CTAGAATACGTAAAAAGCACACAGCAAAGCTGGGTTATGAGCGGAACAAACCCAGAACAGTGTACGCAAAAGTGGCTGACACATAATGTTTCTAATACTATTAATGTTAAGCCGGAAGAGTGGGATGCTGTTACAGATTTTATTTACGATAATCGTCAGTATTTCTGCGGCGTTTCACTACTTCCAATCGCTGGAGATAAAGATTATGCACAAGCTCCATTCACAACTGTGTATTTACCTAGTGAGCAGATACAACACTATGGAGACGCAGCCATGTTTGTGAGCGGTTTAATTGAAGTTGGCCTATCTCTTTACGAAGATAATTTATGGGCGGCTTGTGATAGTCTATTAGGTGTTGGTCAAAAGATTAAAGGCTCAGAGAAAAAAGAATATAGAGATAGATGTCAAAGATTTGCTGATAGATACATGAATGGAGACCTCAAACTTTTAACCTACTGCATGAAGGATGTCTACAATTGGAAAAATTGGTTAGACATGAATCGTGAATATAAAGAAGTAGACTATACGCAAGTTATCGAAGAGGAAAACAATGTAAAAGCAGAGCAAGAGTGGGCCTGTTCTGGAGGATCTTGCGAAATTCGCTAATAAGGAATTAATAAAAGGAGAGAATACATGATGAACTTTGTAGGATTTAAATATTTAACAGAAACTGCTCACGTTCCAACTAAATCTAATAGAACAGATGCTGGATTTGACTTGTATGCAGATGAAGACAAATTTATATTTGCAAATAAACGAACAACAATTAAGACTGGCATCAGTCTAGACATGACAAATAACTTGGCTGGATTAATTTGGCCAAGATCTGGACTGTCGGTAAAGAAAGGTATAGATGTATTAGCTGGCGTTATAGATGCTGGCTACAGAGGAGAGATCATGGTTTGTCTTTACAATACTTCTGATGAAGATGTAGAAATCAAACGTGGGGATAGAATCGCACAGATGATATTCCAAGAGGTTCCTGTCATATCTTTACAGTTAAGAGAAAAACTAGGTTCCTCACAACGAGGGAGTAACGGCTTTGGTAGCACAGGCAAATAACAACAATAGAAAAAAGCGTCAAGAGAAAAAGAAACCTAAGCAAAACCATTTGGAGGCCAAAACTGAAAATCAAAAGACATATATCAGGTCAATTGTAGAAAACGATGTAGTATTCTGCACTGGACCTTCTGGTAGCGGTAAATCTTTTATTCCCGCTGGGCTAGCAGCTCAGAAGTTATTAAAAGATGAGATTGAAACAGTTATAGTTACTCGTCCTTTAGTTTGTACTGGTAGAGACATTGGTTCTTTACCGGGAGAATTGAACGAAAAGATTAAACCATACCTACAGCCAATGGAAGAGAATTTAAAGTATTTCCTTGGTAGAGATAAGTTTGGATATTATTATAATCAACGTAGAATTAGATTTGAGCCACTAGAAACCATGCGTGGTTCTACATTTCATGATTCATTTATGATTTTAGATGAAGCTCAGAACTGCACAAACGAACAAATAAAAATGTTCATAACAAGAATGGGAAATAATTCTAAAGTTATTATTAATGGTGATAATAAGCAAACAGATATCTACAAATATAGTGGATTGGACTTTTGCTTGGAAAGATTATCTGATGTTCCGGGTGTTGGGATCTGCAAACTGGAGTATCATGATATACAGAGAAACGGTATTATTGGATCCATACTTTATGCATTGGAGTCATAATGTTATACGATTACGAATGTTCTAAATGTAAACATTTTATGGAGGATGTATACCAGTCCATTAAAGATGACGCTCTTACAGAGTGTCCAAAATGCAAAAAACAATCTTTAGAAAGAATAGTCACTGGTGGAATATATGGACATGTGTACCAAGAACCAACTACAATAGGGCAACAGGCAGATAAAAACTGGAGAAATAAGGGGCATTACGAAAGATCGAACGCGATGGCTAAAGAAGATCAAGCGGCTAGAGAAAAAAGAGAAAAAAGAAAGATGATAAACAGGATGAATAAAGATCATCAGTATCATTACATTATGACGGGAGAAAAAAAATAATGGAACAAAATTTCAACAAAAAGGGACAGCCAGCCAAAGGCGAAGACAAAGTTTTTGCTTATCTAAATAATGGATCTCAACAAATTGTGGCAAAAGTTTTGACATACAATAATTTACTATATGATCCGCTCGGAGCAGATTCTAATAGAGAAAATAATTTAGATACAAAATTAAGACAAGTTGATACAAAAGTGTTTGGCTCTTATGTTAAGTACTTGCAAACAAACAACAAGCTTTTTTTCACACACGCCCAGAGGTTATTTAACAATGGCTAAAAAAGGACCAATAGGAAAAGTAGAAAAATTTTATATTGAGAGTAAAATTAACGAAAAAACTATTCAAGAAATTGCAATAGATTTAGACAGAAGCATATCTTCGGTTGAAAAGTTTATGAAAAAACATAAAATTGAACCACAGCCAAAGACTGCTCGTGTTTCGGAACAGTTTGCTAGATCTAGTGGAACTGTGGCCATGACAGAGAATGCGTCTTCTATGTCTGAACAAACAAGAAAAGCAGTAAATAATTTAGATAGGTCTTGCACGACGAAAATAAAATGACATACATATTTGAAGAAGAAGGTTGGAAAAAAGCTTATCAAAAACATTCAAACAGAAAAATTATATGGATCTATATAAAATTTTCTAATGACTCAACGGTATTCTTAGACGAATACGAAGACTGGCTAACCGTTGATGAGTATTGCAAGAAAAACACTTTAACAATAAAAGAGGTTGGCTTGCAATACAGAACCAATAGGGTTACTGAAAATACTTCTGATTGGAGTGGTATATATTTAGTTAGATCAATCAAAGCAGACTTTGGATTAAAACCAAAGCATTGTTATACCGTTGGTAAAGTAATTGATGATAAAATTGAAAAATCTACATGGATTGTGCCTGAACTAACACTTGCGTTTAACTCAGTTGACACAATAGCTGAGTCGTTTGAAAAAGCTATAATTAATAATGAAAAAAAACAAACCAAAGCTATTTAATAAAGAATATCAAAAGCGCTGGTCTGAAAAGCATAAATACACACATATACATACTGGCGAACACTGCACGTTTGAAGCTTATGTTGCAGAATTGTTGGTTATAAGGTGGACGGATGCTTTTAAGATGGACAAGCCGTCTTATAAGTTTTGGACCGTGGGTGATAAATATCACGAGGTTTTTATGCGAAACATGAAAGCCGCGCACTCCCTAAAGAAAAAGTTTGCAGAAAGAATCATTTTGCAAGCGATAAAATCTGATTATTTTGCAAACATATACCACATAGGATTAAAGGCATATGGACCAAGGGGGTGGAAGTATAATCAGGTTGCATTAGAAGCCATTAGAAAGTACAATAAGGAGGAAGAAGAGTCTATTAAGCTTAGAGAGAAAACCAAAGAGGTAGAAATTGTAGAAGAAAAAAAGGAATTTAAACAAAGAAGAAAAGTTACAGCAAGTAAAAACCAAAGCATCATAAATAAATTGAGGAACATATGAGTAAGCTAAAGAAAAAATCATCAAGCAAGTTTGATAGCGACGTTGTTAGCAATTCAATCGTTAGTAAGTATGGAGATGTTGTTAGGAGTGGCACAGAAGTCCTTGAATCTATAAATAGTCTTCAAGTTATTGGAGTGTCACCTGCCCTAGACATTGCCTTGGGTGGCGGTTTACGGGAGGGTAGTGTTGTGGTAATGACTGGAGATCCTAAATCCGGTAAAACCACAACCGCCCTTCATTTTGCTTCAAAATGCCAAGCTCTTGGCAAGCGTGTGATTTATGTTAACACGGAGGGTAGATTATCACGACAGAATTTCGACGGCATCAAAGGCTTAAAAGCAGACAAGATATTAATTATAGAATCAACAGATGATAAAATATTATCAGCACAAGATTTTCTAAACATTATTGAATACTATATCAATAACGATCCCGGATGCTTAATAATTGCTGACTCATTATCCAACATGGTTCCCCAAGATGAACTTGATGGAGAAATAAGAACAGGAGTTCGCAATGCGTTGCCACGTTTGCTGTCTATGTTCTTCAAGCGAATCAGCGGTACGCTTATGAAGAATAAAACCATACTGACATGTATTACGCACAACATTGCCAATACCGGTGGATCACCATATTCTCCATCCAAAATGGCTGATTGCGGAAACATGCTACAATATCAAGCTGGAACTAACATGGTTATTACGCACCGTGGAAGATGGCAAGTGCCAAAAGATAGCGGCCCGCACGTTGGGCAAATTGCCAACTGGGCAATAAAAACATCTTGCGCTGGCGGTCTTCCAAACAGCACAGCCGAAAGTTGGATACGTTATGGAATTGGTATTGACGAAACACAGGAAGTTGTACAGATTGCCTGCGAGTTTAGACTAATTAAGACTGCTGGAGCTTGGTATACAATTCAGTGCGCATTGGATGACGTTCAACACCCAACTATTCAAAAACTTCTTAAGGATAACAACGTTGGAGATAAAGAAGAAGATATCGAGAGATTTTTTAAATTTCAGGGTGCTAATAATACTCTTGAGTTTTTAAATGAAAATCCTGATATATCATCATTCATTTACGACAAGATTAAGGAATTATTTTAATGGCTCAAGTAGAACTAACAAAAACGGAAGCTTGGAGAATACTAGACGCTATTCGGGTATATAAGAAAGACTACGAATTAACTGAGTATGCAAAGAGGACTATTCGTAACGCAGAAAAGAAATTAAAGAAGGTGGTCAATGAGTAATGACATGTGGCCTAAGATTATTGGGCTATTGACTGTTTGGGTAATTCTATTTATTTATTTGTACAGGCCAGAAAATGAAAGTTAAGGGTTTAAATGGCAGAGAGTACGCTTGGGATTTAAGAAATTATTCCGTGGACGCGAACGACACAAGAAGGCGGTCAAAGTACCACGTTCGCGCAAGAAAACTCTTGAAGACTATCTTCCATAGTTATAGAATACTTGAAGAAGTTAAGCTACCGGGAAGTACACCAAGACACAGAAAGGGAGTTTTATATTTAGATTTTTATGTGCCACAAATAATGCTTGCTATAGAAGTTCACGGTCAACAACATTATGAATTCACGCCATTTTTCCATAAGACGAAAGCAGATTTTGTGTTGGCAAAAGCCAAGGATGAAGATAAAATAGAGTGGTGCAAGTTGAACAAAATTGACTTGATTGAGTTGAAGCATTCGGACACAGACGAGCAATGGAGAGAACAAATTGAAAACAGCTAAAGAAACCGTTGAAAATTTCCTTGAAAAGCTAGATCAATTTACAAATGAAACAAACACAAAGTTTGCCACATTTCGTGAAGAATTTCTATTAGCTGCCGACATGGAGATGGAGCAAGTTAAAAAGCTTAATCAAGAAGAGCTTTTTGATTATGCCTATGCTCTATATGGTTATGCCTCATATATTCAGGATCAAATCAATAGACAAAAAGTTGTATTTAATTTATGCAATGACCAATTACAAAAAATGGTAGCTAAATACAACGACAAGTTTAACCCATATACTAAGCACGAAATAAGAATGCAAATGATAGTTGTTGACAATGAATATGCCGCATCTATTGATAATTACAAACAAGTCGCAGAAGCGAGGATACAAGAGCTAGATGGCAAAGTGTACGAATTAAAACGAAAAGGTGATATACTAATGGAAAAGGGGAAAAGGTTATGAACTTACGGAATTTCGTAGATGGCTTAACGATAGAAGAAAGAGCAGAGCTGCTTGATATACTAACAGAAAATTCAACATCTTGGACAACTATGCCTCCACACTTAAAGGAAATGATGCAAGACGATCAAGAAGAAATAAAAGTCAACAGCGATTTTAAGGTAATAAAGCAAAATAATATTTCTAAGAAACGCAAAGAAGCAGTGAGAGCCAATAAAAATACTTGGAAGGACACTGGAGAAGACAGGCACATCGAAACTCCAGATGCTAGTATTACTCCTCGCAATAGATCTAAGCCTAAAAAAACAACTGTTACATGCCACAAGTGTGGGCAAAAAAGCAAGATAAATGCAGGGCTTGTTTATGGCGAGTTTTACAGATGCGACAAGTGCATAGGATAACAGCTAAGTGAACTCAAATAAATTATTAGATGTTGGTTCGGAAAGGGCTGTATTGGCAGGATTAATGCAATACGGAGTAGACGTATATGTTCGCATATCCGATCTCGTTACCTCAGATAGCTTTGTTAATACAAACAATCAAGCTATATACAAGTGCTTGGAAGATATTATACTAGAAGAAAAATCTGTAGATATAGCTTCGTTATTAGCTTCCGCAGAAAAGCTTAATTTAATTGAAACAATTAGCACAAAACAAGAAATTAAATACATCAAATCGCTTTTTGACTTCCCTGTTAATCAGGATAACATAATTAAGTTTGCTGCACAATTAAAGAAATTTGAGTTTGCAAGGAAAATAAAAAAGCTATCATTAAAAGTACATAAAGACATAGATAAAATTGATGGCTCTGAAACAATAGATGAAATTATTGGAGTACTTGAAAATCCAGTAACCGATTTCTTGAGAGAAGATAGCGGTAGCGAAAATCCAGAAAAAATAGGTGAAGGCGTAGAAGATTATGTACAATTTTTATCAGAAAATAAATGCGATATCATTGGTATACCCACGGGATTCTCTAGATATGACGAAGCCATTGGGGGTGGTCTTAGACGAAAATGCGTTGACCTTGTATCTGCAAGACCCAAAGTTGGTAAATCAGTGTTCGCTGATAATGTTGCCCTTAATGTGTCTTCATTAGGTATTCCCGTTCTGGTACTAGATACAGAAATGTCCAAAGAGGATCACTTGAATCGACTTTTAGCAAATATTAGCGGCGTAACAATTAATGAGATAGCAACTGGTAAATTTGTTGACGACGAAGAGAAACTGTCTAAAGTAAACGAAAGCGTAGCAAAGCTTAACAGCGTTCCTTATAGTTATATTAGTGTTGCTGGCAAGCCGTTTGAAGGCATTTTGAATTTAATTAAGCGCTGGATAGTGCAGGAAGTTAAAACGGACGAGAGCGGAAAAACAAACGAATGCCTCATCATATATGATTATCTAAAATTGATGTCATCCTCGTCTATTACAAACAATATTCAGGAATATCAAGCATTAGGATTCCAGATTACCTCTCTACATAATTTATGCGTTAAGCTAGACATACCTTGTCTATCCTTCGTGCAATTGAATCGTGACGGCATTACCAAAGAGAGTACCGATGCCGTTAGTGGATCAGATCGTTTAATTTGGCTATGTACTTCTTTTAGTATTTTTAAAGCAAAATCGCCAGAAGAACTTGCGGAAGATGGTCCGAATGCTGGCAATAGAAAGCTAGTACCCATTGTCTCTAGACACGGCGCTGGCCTAGACGATGGGGACTATATAAATATGCAAATGGTTGGATCTCACGCAAAACTGATAGAATTAAAAACTCGCAACGAGTTTAAAAATCAGCCAATAGGAGATACTGGCCTAATAGATGCAGACAAGATAGGAAATATTGACTTAAATGATGAACCTGAAGAAAATAAAGAATAAGCTAAACAAAGAGATAGAACAAGTTCTTACTAAATTAGAAATAAAGTATGAGCTTTTCTCTGATAATATATACTCAACCTGCCCGGTTCATGAAAACAGTGATAACCCAAGGGCATTCTCTTTTTCTGTTGATAAGGGTATATGGAAGTGCTGGACTAGAGATTGTCAACACGAATATAAAAACGATGTGTTTGGTTTAATACAAGGGGCGTTATCTTTACAAGCTGGCAAAGAGGTTTCATTTAAAGAAGTAATGTCTTGGGTTTCTTCTAATTTTAACATCGGTCGCCTATACAGTTTTAACACGACGAGCCAAGAGCAAGATGAAGAAGTAGAACCGTCTATTTATGAACTGCTAGAGATACTCCAAAAGCAAGACGATAAGCTAGAAGATAAAGCGCTAGATTACGAATTCGAAGTACAGCTGCCATCAAATTATTTTTATAACAGAGCTTTTAAAAAATCAACTCTAAGATATTTTGGAGTGGGAGATTGTGATAAAGAAAGTATAATGAAAGACAGAGCCGTAATACCAATTCACAATGACGATGGCAGTAAAATAGTCGGATACATAGGAAGATCTACCAAAGAATATAAGGTTCCTAAATTTTTATTATATCCAAAAGGTTTTGAGAAAAGGCAGTATCTATATAATTATCATAGAGCAAAAAAAGAAGCAAATGCACTGTCCAGCATCTACTTATTAGAGGGGCAAGGAGACGTTTGGAAAATGTATGAAGCGGGTGCTAAAAACGCGGTGAGTATATTTGGCAAAACCCTGTCTGATCAACAGGAAAAAAAGCTCAGAAAATTAGCTGTTACAAATATTGTCGTTTTAATGGACAACGATCAAGCTGGGAAAGAAGCAAGAATACAAATACAAAGGCAGCTGGGAAGAATGTACACATTAACATTTCCTCAATTAACAAGAAAAGACGTTGGAGAAATGAACCCTAAAGAAATTAAAGAGCAAATATTAGAAATCAATAAAGGAATTAAAAGATGACCAAAATTATAGGAATATCTGGACGAAAGCAATCCGGGAAAAATACTGTTGCAAACATTATTAACGGAGATGTCTTAAAGAGCTTGGGCATGGTTCAAGACTACAGAATAGACGACAATGGCCAATTAAATATCTTAACTACTAATAAAAACAATGTTAGTGGCTGGGGGATATTAGATTTGCTCAGGCGAGATGATGATTTTGTTTCTTATGCTGAATATAACATTTGGCCATACATCAAGATACATCACTTTGCAGATTACCTGAAAATGATTTGTGTAGACCTTTTTGATTTTGAGCCTAAGCAGGCTTACGGAACCGACGAAGATAAAAATACCTATACAAAATATGGAATGACAGCAAGAGAGTTTTTGCAGCACTTTGGCACAAACATTATGAGAGAAATTAAAGACACTGTATGGCTAGACAGAACTATGAAAACTATTGAAGAAGAGCAGTCTGTAATCGCTGTAATACCAGATGTAAGATTTCCAAACGAAGTTCACGCAATCAAGGACGCTGGAGGTTTTGTCATCAGGCTTACCAGAGACACAAAGCAGAGTACTCATGCATGTGAGTCAGCGTTGAATAAAGACGTTTTTGACTGGGATATATTTGACTACGTTATTGATAATCAGGGATACAATATATCAGAACTACAAGAACAGACATTGCTCATGAATCATATTTGGAGAAATTAATGCTAATTACATACGTAAGATCATCGAGTTACAATAACTATGCCTACTGTCAAATGCAGTACTTTATAACATATGTTCTTGGGCATCAGTCTGTAAGTGGTAAAAAGGCCGAACTTGGCACGATTGTCCACAAAGTCATGGAGTGTCTAGCTGGCCTTAAAAAGGCCGACCAAGACGCAAGCGCAAGAGTAAAATATTTAAAGATAAAAGACGATGCACTGAAAGAGATTAAGTGTAGGCGCTCTGAGTTAATGTCAGAAGAGCTAATCGACGAGCTTTTAGATGCAAGTTTTAAGTTTTACACTGGCTCATCGGTACACTCTTGGGACATGTCCGATAAACACATGTGCCATAACTTAATATGGAAGACATTAAAGTACAACGCTGGACAATTTGATCCCAGACAACGAGACGTTCTTGAACCAGAACCTCATTTTGATATACCAATCGAAGAAGACTGGGCCAAGTTTGAATATAAAATGCCAGACGGAAAAACGGTAAAAGGCCAACTGGCAATTAAGGGTACTATAGATTTAGTTACCAAAGTAGACGACGAAACAATAGAGGTAATAGACTGGAAAACGGGAAGGCGACTAGACTGGGCGACGGGAGAAGAAAAAACATATGAAAAACTATGCTCGGATCCGCAACTGCTGCTTTATAATTATGCCATCTCTAAACTATTCCCAGAATATAAACAAGCTATTATGAGCATTTTCTTCATTAAAGATGGCGGTCCATTTTCTATGTGTTTTGACCAATCTGATCAGAAAAAATTCTTGAATATGCTGAAAGATAGATTTGAAGAAATACAGAAAAATGATACACCCAGACCCATTTCTAGCGATAGAAGTCACTGGAAATGCACTAAATTGTGCCATTTTTGCAAAAACAATTGGAAAGACTCAGATCAAAATATGTGTATGTATATAGAGAACCATCTGCAAAAACACGGAATGGAAAAAACCATTGCTAATTGCACTAGAGAGGGTTTTGACATAGGTTTTTACGAAGCTCCCGGCTAAGAAAAGAGGAAAACATGGAAAAAAAACTAACGATTGGGATGGCCACATACGATGATTACCACGGCGTGTACTTTAGTATACAATCATTATTATTATATCACAAAATTGCTAGAGAGCCAACCACAGAAATAATCATTATTGATAACAATCCATCAGGAAGGCATGGAAAACAACTGCAATCTGTTGTAGGGGGCTGGCTAAAGAACAAGGTAAGGTATATACCATATACTGAAAAAACAACAACAGCATCTAGAAATCAAATCTTTAAAAACGCAAAAGGGAAATATTGCATCTCGATGGATTGTCATGTATTATTTCCTGTCGGCAGTATAGATGCCTTAATGAATTATTATGAGAAAAATACAGATTGCAAAAACATTGTATCTGGACCCATGATGTACGATAACCATGTGGGCTTTGCCACCCACTTTAAGCCAACTTGGGGTGGAGACATGTATGGACAGTGGGCCAAAAACGAAGAAGGCGTTAAGTCGGGAAAACCATTTGAAATTCCCATGATGGGTCTTGGAACTTTTTCATGCGAAACAAAAAACTGGCTAGGATTTAATGAGGAATTCAGAGGCTTCGGGGGAGAAGAGGGCTACATACATGAAAAATTTAGGCAAAATGGAGGCAAGGCAATATGCTTGCCTGAGTTTAAATGGTTGCATAGATTTGGAAGGCCTGATGGAGTGCCTTATAAGCTGTCCTTAGAAGATAGAATATGGAATTATTTCTTGGGCTGGATGGAGCTTAAACAAGATCCAGAACACCCCATGATTAAGGAAATATATGAAAATTTTAAGACTAGAATTCCCGAAAGAAGATTGAACATGATACTAAAACAGGCTATAAAAACCAATGGAGAGCAGAATGCCAATTCCAAATAAAAAAAATGGCGAAGAAAGGACAGAGTTTTTGTCTAGGTGCATGAGCGACGAAACGATGAAAAAAGAATATGCACCAAAACAAAGAACTTCTATATGCTTGAGCAAAGCGTCGGAAGATTTAAGCACGGTTGCTCAGGCAGACTTTGAGCTTTACTTCAATGAATATGGATACGAAGAAGAAATTACAGAAAATAATTTTTATGCTCCCCCTGACGCAGAATATGTTGACTTTGGTGAAGATGTGGTAGAATGGGATGTGGCAGCTGATCGTCCCGGTCTTTGGGAAAATATTCGCAAAAAGAAAGAACGTGAAGGAAAAAACTATAAGCCAGCCAAAAGAGGTGACAAAGACAGGCCAGATCCAGAAGCTTGGAAAAAAGCCCAGTCTGGAGAAGGTGGAGAGGGAGGAATGTCTAAGGCTCAATTGAAAAAGATTGCATCGCAAGCTATGGAGCTTTACAACATGATGACAGAAGACATGGAAATTGAAGCTTGGGTTCAAGATAATATCTCTAAAGCCGAAGCCCATGTCGCGTCAGCATACGATTACATGAAATATACAGACGTTAGAGAAACTGAAAAAGAAGAATCTTATGCTGTAGAATATCAAGGTCGCAAGGTAAAGCTAAATAAGCCTTTTAGAACTCCAGATGGTCCCAAGAAAATGAGCGTATATGTCAAGAACGACAAGGGTAACGTAGTTAAAGTCAACTTTGGCGATCCTAATATGGAAATTAAGAAGGACAATCCAAAGAGAAGAAAAAGCTTCAGGGCTAGACATAACTGTGATAATCCGGGTCCAAAATGGAAAGCTCGTTATTGGTCGTGTCGTGCTTGGTGATATATGACTCTAACAAAAAAATGGAAAGAACATCTTTCTAAAAATAACATGACCTACTGTGAACACTTTGTGTTTGCGGTTGGCCACGGCCTTGGATGTATTAGGGCCGGAATTTATTTATGCATACATGGAATCTTGCCATGTTTTTACAGACATGCTGGCAGCAAGCTGGTGCATAAGTTGGAAATTGATTTTGTTGATCATGAAGAAGAAATTAAAAATTCTAAAAATTCACTTCAACAATAAGGATAGTTTGTGTTAAAAAAATTGCTAATTCCATACGCATATAGAAACAAAATAAGACTGGGGCCAAACAGAGATGGTGGTTATGTAGTAGCCGGAAATTTAATTCAGGTTGAAAGATTGTTGTCGCTGGGATGTAGCAATCAAACCGGCTTTGAAGAAGATTTTTTAAAACACAATAAACGAAAAAACTTTGAATGTAAAATTTATGACCTTCAAGGATCTTGCGATCTGGCATCTAAAGAAGAAAACGTTTTCTTCATTAAGGAAAGGGTAGACAATCTAGAGAACGTTATAGAACATAAACTACCAACAGTAATTCAGATGGACATAGAAGGGTCAGAATTCGATTGCTTATCTTCTTATGAAGGATTTTTCTCTAACGTTTGGCAAATGATTATAGAATTTCATTTTTATCCACATGTTACGAAAAATAAAAACATAAAAGAAATCTTTGACAAAATAAATAAATACTTTTACTTGATACACATGCACGGAAATAACCACAAGAAGCTAACCGAAGAAGGCATTCCTCAAGTTTTAGAGTGTACATATGTAAACAAAAACCTATTTTCAGAAGAGCCAGAAAAAGAAACATCTGCTTTCCCAGTTGATGGGCTTGATTTTCCAAACACACACACTTTGCCAGAAATGATTTTGGATTGGTGGGTTTAAAATTTGCAAAAAAATGGTTCGATTGCTATAATAAATTGTTGACAGGACTTACTTTGAAATAAGGATATTGAATGAATTGGTTTCCATTGCGTAATTTTACACATTACAGTTTGCTAAAAGGATTCTCAAAACCAACTGAACTTGCCAAGATTTGTGCTGATAATGATTATCCAGCATGTGGTATTGCAGATTACAAATCTATTTCTGGTTGTGTTTCGTTTTTTCAGGCTTGCAAGAAGGTTGGTGTTAAGCCAATCCTTGGCTGCTCCTTTGACAATAATGCAGTCTTTGCGAGAAATAAAGATGGATGGTTTGACTTAATAGAAATGGTATCATCTTTAGACGAAGATGGAAATGTTAATATAAAATTCTGTCAAGAGATTATGTCAAGGGACAATCTCATATCTATAAGTAAAAATATTCAACCAAGCTATTATGTTGATTCTAAACAGGCTGGTTTACATAGAGTATTATTATGTTCAGCACTAAAGACCACGTTGCCTAAAATACAAAAACAGCTTCGCAAGAACGAACTGGACAAAGCGGTATCGCAATACTTTACGCACGATGACAAGTGTATACAACCCGTTGCAGTAACAAAGGAGTTGCAGCATATCTATGAAGTATGTGAAGACTATGATATTCTCAGTCCTCCCATGCTTCCCAAGTTCGATTGTCCAGAAGGATTATCTGAAGAAGATTACCTCAAGGTGCTTGCCAGAGAAGGCTGGAAACGTCATCTTATTGACACTGGTAAAGTAAAGAAGCCAGAAGATAAGCAGAAATATCTAGATAGATTTAATTCAGAACTACAAGTCATTAAAGATGCAAATCTATTTGGCTACTTCCTCATCGTGCAGGATATTATCAGGCACGTAGAGCATGATATGGGATGCTTGGCTGGTCCGGGACGAGGATCGGCAGCTGGATGCTTGATATCATATTTAATTGGAATTACAAAAATTGACCCAGTGGAATACGACTTACTGTTTGAAAGATTTTACAATGCTGGACGAAACACTGATGGTCACGTATCTCTACCAGATATTGACATGGACGTTCCGGGAAAGAGGCGTGATGATGTTATAGATTATCTCAAGGGTAAATACGGCAAGGATCATGTAAGTCAAATGATTACGTTTGGTAGACTGCAAGGGCGAAGCGCAATAAAAGAAGTGCTGCGCATAAATGACGCTTGTTCTTTTGGCGAGATGAACGCTATAACAAAGAGTATACCAAACGAAGCAGATATTTCTGACCAACTTGCAGACATGGATGATGAAGATAGATCTATTATTCGTTGGTCATTATTGAATCGTGCTGACGAGTTGAGAGATTTTTGCCACATTCTGGAAAATGGAAAACTAGAAGGTGATTATGCACAATATTTCCAGCAGGCCATAGACATTGAGGGTACTTTTAAGACTCAAGGAAAACACGCAGCTGGCGTTGTCATATCAAAAGACCCCCTACACCAAGTGTGTCCAATGGTTAAACAGAAAGGATCGTCAGAAAAGATCGCAGGATTGGAAATGTCTGACTTAGAAGCTCTAGGTCATGTAAAGTTTGATGTTCTAGGAATTAATCTCCTAGATAAACTAATGAAAATACAGGAGATAAAAAATGGCTAATAGGGATTATATTGTATTTGACTTTGAAACAGGATCTCGCAATCCTAACAAAACACAGCCTACACAGATAGCCGCAGTGGCTCTTGATGGAAGAAGCCTAACGCTTAAGGGAACTTTTAATAGTGAAATTAAACCAATTCTTGATGATGACGAAGCAATTGCTGCCGGAATAGATCCAATTGAAGAAGGAGCCTTAAAGGTCACTGGTAAAACCAGAGAGGGGTTATCTAAAGCACCTGCTTTAAAGTCTGTTTGGAATAAGTTTACAAAATTTGTTGATCAATACAACTGGAAGGGTGAACCTTTCTTCGCCCCAATTCCCGTGGGCTATAATATCATTGGTTTTGATATGGTAATTATCAATCGATTATGCAGGCAATATGGACCTTGGGACGATGGAAGATTGCAGCAAAAACTGTTTAGCAAAGTATATAAAGTGGATCTTATGGATAATGTTTTCTTGTGGACTGAGAGTGATCCTAGCGTTAAATCAATTAGTATGGATTCTTTACGTGAGCGCATGGGCTTATCTTCGGAAAATGCTCACGATGCCTTACAGGACGTTAAAGACACCGCTAACATATTCATAAAGCTGCTGAAAACACATAGAGCAGTTTACCAAAACATCGAATTTGAAAGGGCGTTTGCAGATGGAAATCTCTACATTAAATAGCGCGTTGACACAAACAAAAAAGCAAATATTGATAAAGGAAGTAATTATACCTTATCATCCAACTTTTGCAGAAGCTGTTAACATCGAAAAAATTAATCCAGAATGGTTTGATGTTTCTCTACTCTTAGAAGAGGCGATGTCACACGTTGGTGGGTACGAGAGAATAGATTGTCACCACATGGACTTTAGCGACGGAAGCGATTGTAAATCTTCTACTATAAATAACAGGAAAAGAGGATTGGTCGATAGAGTTGTTTCACATGGGGGAAAAGAAAAACATGGAACTCTAAGAGTAGTTGTATACAACTCCATAAAACAAAATGTAATGTATTACGCATTGCCTAAAAAAAATTGGATTAAAATGGTAAGCATACACCCTACAAACAAACAGGGTTCGATAAACTACGGTTACAAGACAGAAGAAGATACTATACCTAAATTTGAAGAATTTAGATGTAAAACGTTTGAAGAGTTATGTTTAACTAAGAATCAAGAATATGACAATGGAATATAATGACAAGAAAACTTGGCAACTATTTGCAGACGGTAAAACTAAAGGTGTCTTTCAGCTAGAAAGCAACCTTGGTAAATCGTGGTCAAAGAAACTTGCTCCAAGTAATATCGAAGAACTGTCCGCACTTATTGCAATTATTAGGCCGGGATGCCTCAAGGCTTATGTTGATGGTAAGTCTATGACACAGCACTTCATTGACCGTAAGCATGGCCGTGAAGAAGTAACATACTTGCATGAAGCGTTAGAGGAAATCCTAGCACCAACATATGGCGTTCTGGTTTATCAGGAGCAGTCCATGCGTATCGCCCAAAAGATCGCTGGATTCGATCTACAAGAAGCTGACGAGCTTCGTAAAGCCATCGGAAAGAAAAAGGCTGACCTAATGGCTAAGGTTAAGAAAAAGTTCATAGCTGGAGCTAAGAAGGCCAAGATTGTAACTAAGGAAGAGGCAGAACAAATCTTTGGATGGATTCAGGCATCGTCACGTTACGCCTTTAACAAGTCTCACAGTATATCATACGCCGTATGTTCATATTGGAGTGCGTATCAAAAGGCCCACAATCCAGAAGAATTCTTTCTATCTTACTTATATTACGCTAACGAGAAGCAAGATCCGCATCAGGAGATATATGAATTAGTTTCAGAAGCAAAGCTTTTTGAAATTCATACCAAAACGCCTAGCATTGCTAATTATCAAGAAAAGTTTAATGCAAAAAAACATAAAATATATTTTGGTATTAAGGATATCAAATCTCTAAC